GACCCAGTGAGTTGTGTCGTTGCGTAGGTCCATGTAAGTCCGTTATTAAGTGAATATGCTTGATGACCATCGTCACTGACGGCAACAAAAACGTTATTCCCAAATGTTACACCTGTCCATGACCCAGTGAGTTGTGTCGTTGCGTAGGTCCATGTAAGTCCGTTATTAATCGAATATGCCTGATGACTGTCGTTACTGACGGCAATAAAAACACCATTTCCGAATATTACACCTGTCCAGAATCCAGTGAGTTGTGTCGTTGCGTAGGTCCATGTAAGTCCGTTATCAAGTGAATACGCCTGATGATTATCATGACTGACTGCGACGTATACACCATTCCCAAATGTTACTCCATAAAAATCACCTGTAAGTTGTGATGCATCATTCCAGTAATTTCCTTCTGTTATGGAATATGCTTGTTTATTAGAATCACCGACAGCGACAAACCTGTTTAATAAAGAATAAGGCAATACAGTGAATAAAGAATTTGAATATTTTAATAAATTAAATCCATCACATGCAAAATATATGGAATTTCCTATAAGAACACCCTCTGTTATTTGATGTCCAGATGACAAGTAATCAATTGTGTACCATTGACTTTGTACATTCGAGTTTAATTGAAATGTATACAACTTACCAGGTAATCCTTGTGGTATCATAATAAGTTCTGAACCAGTTGAAATAAATTGATATACACCCGTAACATTCGAATTAATTTGATTTGTGAAATCAACCCACTTGTAACTCGTCTGAGTTGTGAAAGGTAAAGTCGTATCATATTGCGTCATAAATAAGTTTGAGTTTACAGTATTGCTCACAGAGTAATACACATATCGGAAGTCTGCTACGAGTGTTCCAGTGAGACTTCCAATTGTCGGTGCATAGTTGTTCAGAACAAACGATGATGTATTTCCCTGAATGAGTTCATTAAGATTTCCACGAATAAGTTGTCCATTTGTGAGACCTATGTACAATGTACCAGATAAGACACAAAATTGCTGAAAAAGACTTGTCGTTCCCGAAAGCGCCGTGATGACCTGGTAGGACACAGGGTCCGTAAATGACTTTGTTGTGTCGTACACAATAAGTTTACCAGAGTATGTTACAATAAAAATGTACTGTTGGTACGAAAATGTTGTCTGGACATTCATTGGTTGACCATTCAAAATCCCATTTGATGCATTATACGTCAGGTACGATTGAGGGTCCAAAAAGTTGCCTGTACCTTTATTTAAATTGTCTGACAATGCAGAGTACTGCTCAAAATCAATTGATATACTTAGCTGCTGCTGAGTCAATGCACACAAAGGATATTCATGTGCTCCCATTGGAATTCGAACATAGTATTCACGGGCAGCAACAGATTGTGTCTGGTCAAGAGTTCCATTGAGCAACTTGAGTATGGCTTTATTTTCATAAGGAACCCAAAGATCATTTTGGAGTTCTATATATTCACCCGTAAACTCTTTGATTGTTTGTTTGCCGATTTTAATTCGAACTGCTTTACATAATTTATGTGCGACGGAATCAACATAGGTTGAAAGACTTGGGGGAAGGAAACCAGTAATCCACCCGGATTGTGTCAATGTCCATGGAGGCGTCGCAGGTAATGAGTATGTAAGTCCTTGACGTGCGTCGAACCCCCAAAAGGCTGCATCGGCTGCATTTGCAAAACTGATTGAAGAATATACATTAGATGCAAAAATTCTATTTTGAATTTGAAGAGGACTACTTACAAGAGAAACAGAGTCTGAAGGAGAATTAACATAATTCATAAGTCCAAACGTGACACCAGACAATTGTGACGACAAAGGTGTAGTTGCATATGTCCATGTCACTCCGTTGTCACTTGAATAAGCCTGTTTATAATTAGTTGCAACTGCTACAAATCTTCCATCTCCAAATGTTACACTTTTCCAATTGTTAGAACTCGTGAAACTGGATAATGTCCATGTTAAACCATAATCAGCCGAGTACGCTATTTTACCGTATGCTCCCACAGTAACAAATGTATCCTGTCCGAATGCTACACTTGTCCAATCTCCATTCACTTGAGTGCTTGCGTAATTCCAGCTTATTCCATCTGATAATGAATATATTTGATGATTCAATCCAACTGCGACGAATGTATAGTATCCAAATGCTACACTTTTAAAATCTCCACTTTTAATACCATATTGTACCCAATTGACACCATAATCATCTGACCTCAATTGATGATTAAGTCCAACTGCGACAAACACATCATCACCAAATGCGACGCCATACATCTGATAAGGGCAAGAATCTGCAAACTGCCAATTTTTTCCATAATCCAATGAATATACTGCGTATTGACCACCGAAAGGAACCCCGCGAGCTCCGACAAACACATTGTTACCAAATGCTATACTTGTCAACCCACCTGGAGATGTCTCTGCAAATTTCCATGACCGCGCACCGTCAACTGAATATAATTCTGTCTGACCAGCTACAAGACCGCCTGCAACAAATATATTATTCCCAAACCCTATACAAACTGGTGTATTATTAACAAAGTTGTCAACTTGCGATACACTCCACGTTACACCTTTATCTATTGAAAACCCATTGTAAAAATAACCAACTGCTGCAAAAATACCAAAACTTGCAACAGCTGTAAATGTAGTATTTGTTGATGAAAAAACGGTTAAAAATTGATTTAGAAATCCAGTCAATGGTAAATTAACAAGAACCTGGCTCCCAACTGGAAATTTACTCGGAGCTGAAGTCGTGAATGTTATTTTGTCCCCTGATACTGAAGCTCCTGTAATTTGCCATGTTTTGTTTGTCAAGTTGTCGACCCATAGGTTCGAATTTTGTGTCGAAAAATAACTCACGACGTCGGCGCACGCGATACCAACTGTCGAAACAGTTCCGTTATACGAAAGACCAGAAAAACTCGTCGCGCACGTGAATGAGTTTGATGTCGGAATTGACGAAATGGTATACGTTCCATCGAGATCGAAGATATTATAAGCTGTTCCTTTCAAAGTTACAGCGGCGCCAATTGAAAAGTAGTGATTGCCGAGTGTGTTTGCTGTGAGAATGGTTCCTGTTGCAACCACTTGTGTCAGACCCATATTCACATAGACATTTGCACCAACTTGAGACGATGGAGTCGGGAAGACGTATTCTCCGACCTGTGTGGGATAAATTGCAGGCAAAATAGTTCGCAAAGTGAGTCCAGTCAAAAAATCACCTTTTGGCGGAACAGTACATCGTCCAGTTAAATCATATGTTGGTTGATTGTCAAATGGAAGTTCAAAAGATTCTCGAGAACGATTCACACGAGTAGGATATTTCGCTTCAAAATATGTTCTGTCAGGGCTTTCTGACAACCAGCGATCTTCCTGGTCGCGTCCAGTCAGCAGAATTTGTGACGCTGACATCTAATGTACGCATGGAAAAAAGAACTGCGTCTGTCACGTGCGGAAAAAACCCAGTACAATACCAGGTATGAATCTTCAACTCAAAAAGTTTGACCCGAGTAAAATCGGGGATGACAAAGTGTGTGTATTCATCGGGAAGCGCGGCACCGGGAAATCAACGCTCGTGACTGACATTATGTACCACAAGAGACACCTGCCCGTTGGAATCGTCATGTCAGGAACTGAAGATGGTAATCATTACTATAAGCAGTTCATACCAGACTTGTTCATATACGGCGACTACAAGCGAGATGCCATTGAAAAAGTGCTCGAACGACAACGTCGAATTGTGTCTGCAGGTGGAAAGTCGAGCGCGTTTTTGCTTTTGGATGATTGTATGTATGATAAAGCGTTCATGAAAGACACGTGTATAAGACAATGTTTCATGAATGGGCGTCACTGGAAAATCTTCTTTTTGTTGACGATGCAGTACTGTATGGACTTGAGTCCTGATTTGCGTGCGAACGTCGATTACGTGTTTGTTCTCCGTGAGAATGTGATTCAGAATCGAGAGCGCCTGTACAAGGCTTTTTTCGGCGTCTTTCCAACATTTGATATGTTTTGTCAGGTGATGAATTCGTGTACTGAAAATTACGAGTGTCTCGTACTCGACAATACGAGTAAATCTAATCGGATCGAGGATTGTGTCTACTACTACAAGGCTCCAATTCGCAAGGGTTTTCGGATTGGTTCAGAAGCTATGTGGCAGTACCACCAGAAGAATTACAATCCACGACATGTGTCTACGCCTTTGACGACAGTTGGAACACCATCAGGGAATTCTCGGCGTCCAGGAATCACTGTTAAAAAAGTCTGACAACATCAGATGATGCTCACAGTGTTCCTGAGTCTGGTGGTATTTTTCGTACTTTGGTGGTTGGTTCGTCCACAAGAATACATAAAGTACTATGTCATACATGTTAAAGGAAATAAGGAACGTCATGAAAATATTGTAAATATGGAAAAAGTACTCGGGCAACCTATACAACGTTTTGATGCAGTAAAGGGTTCGAGTATCAATAATGAAATGTTCCACTCTATTATCAGAACAAGTGAAAAAATATACAATAAAAACGAATTAGGGTGTTACCTAAGTCATGCGAATCTTATGAACGAAGTTTCAAGTAAATACGCGGTTATATTTGAAGATGATTTTAAGGTTTATCCGGATACACATGAAAGAATCAAAAACATGCTGACTAATTTCCCTGATTTTGATATTATCATGATAGGAGATTGTAACAATAAAATAGGTGAAGAAATTTACCCAAATATTTGCAGGGTCCATCCCACTGACATGATTTGTGGCACAAGTGGTTATATCATTCGTACTGATAATGCACATCGAATTAAGTCACATCTTAAATCGATTACATCACCCATTGATTTGAAATTTTATAATCACATAAAGTCAGGGGACATCGATGGATATATTCATTGTCCAGCAATTACGGGTGTAAATCCAATTAAAAGTACTCTTGGACATTGATAATTTGCGTTCCTTCTTCATAAAAGATTTCGTGGGAAACAGTAGACATGATTATTGAAAACCTTGATTTTGACGGGTCGAGTGACATCATGCAGTACAGTCCTCAGGTCGAGCAAGAAAAACCAATTGAACATGAACAGCAGCCCCAGCAGTCATTTGGTCCGCCACCAGAGCTACAGCCAGTGTATCAAACGCGCGCGGTCGAACAGCCTGAGTTATTTAAACCCGAAATAAAACCTCCTCAAATAGAAATGGATTTTTCAACTGCAATTTCTGATGTTGTGCCGAGTGCCGAGTTTGAGTCGATGGGAGCACCATCCATGGGTGGACCATACAAAAACCCACAGAACAACAAAGTGGCTGCGCTAAGTCTCGACAATGCCACTGCAGGTGTTGCATCCCCCCCTTCAAAAAACCCATTTGGTCTGACTGATGAGCAGTTGAATGCAGCCATTGCAGGCATTGCTGCTGTTGCTGCATTCTCCAAGCCTGTTCAGAGCAAATTGGCGAATTTAATTCCAAAATTTATGAGCGATTCAGGTAATCTGTCAGCAACAGGCATGCTTGCCACTGCATTCATCGCGGCTGTTATTTTTTTCGTAGTTCACAAATTCGCCAAACCTCCACCCAAAAAGTAGTCCCAAAACCAAATCAATTGGAATACAATAGACCACCCATGCCGTCTTTAATGCGCAGAACATTGTAGTTCATTGCGTAGAAATAGCGACTGTTGCCGCCAGCCAGTGTACTCAGTGAGACTCCAGCTGGTGCGACAATACGGTATGTATCGATGCGTGAAAAGTTCAGCGTGCCAGTTGGCTGAAGCTTTGACGTGTCCAGGCAGTATGAAATCAGAGCAACATTTGCAGTCGCCTGGTTATGACTGTAGCCATATGGTGTGTGGTAATACTGGGGAACATCGATCCACTGGAACATGGAGCGAGAATCACCGACATCCACGCCGTTAATCTGTGTCTTGAACTGGTAGTTGATTGCTGGGATCTGTGTGGCTCCGTTATTATAAGCAGCCGTGTAGTTGTTGGAAGAAAAGGCAAGGAACTTGATGGGGTGAGCCAGAGCCAGCTCC